AACAGCTCATTTTCCACCATTCTAAGCAACTATCTAAGCAAAGTAATACACTAATATAGATTAATTATTTAAATAGCTTAAACAGTCTTATAATGCTTAATAGATATTCTTTATAGTTGGTATTGACGTGATATGAATTGTTTATGATGTTAGTTAGCCAATGTAATGATTTCAACGTAAAACGAATAAGTGAGAGTGATAGTTAGCCGATTTAATAAATTCAAAAGTAGTCCTTATAGGCTTGATTTTAGATTTTGTAACTTACTGATTTATAGCGTTTCTAAAATAAAAGTTGTCGGAAAATATTCGTAATCACCGACACTTTTTAATAATTAGTACAAATATACTTTACCTGTACCTTACTTAACTTAAACCATTCACCTCTTACTCTATACTGGTTATATTCTTTATGTAATTTTCTTTCTATATTTTTATCCCATAATTTAACTATCTTAATTAGAGGTTCTTCTGATTGTAATGTCTTTTCTCTATTTAATGGATTCTTACTTCTACCTATCTTGTATAAGTTGTTCCTACCATTCTTTATTAGATACGTTTTTTGTTCTTCACCTTCTTTTAGGTAGGTTTTCTTATTATCATCTATCTTCTTTTTAAGAGTATCTAATTTACCCTCCAGTACTCTTTCACTGTGCTTTAGTCTTTCTATCACATCTTCCTTTTCTTGAAACATATAAGCTAATAATTCTACCTGTGTAGCTGATAGATTATTGTTTAACTGAATACTATAAGACATATCATTAAAAGTCTGTATATTCTTAGGAGCAGATGTAAAATAGAATAACCGTTTATTAGCTAAATTGACTTCTTCTTGTGCTTTATGTAGTGCAACTCGTAGGTTATCATTAGCGGTGCGTAAAAAATAGTTTTCACTTTTTAACTCCTGCTCAGTACTTAACTTATATTCTGTAGTGTTTTTCATTTTAAATGTCTTTCTACTGTTCTAATTGATACTTCTAATATATCAGCTATCTCTTTATTGGTTATAGATGGCTTTAAAATTTTAATCTCATTTACTTTCTGTTTAGTTTTCTTACAATACTCATTAGAGATTTCTTTTATCTTAACATCTACTTCAAGTTCTTTAATCATTTCATTAAAGTAAGATTCACTTCTTTGTTTATATTCTTTATCCCATCTAGCAACGGTAAAGTATATCCAGCTCATAGGTTTATTGTAGTTATTAAAACTAACAATACATTGTCTTTGCCACTCACCATCTATTTTAGACAACCACACAAACTCATAACCATCAAAAATGACTTTGTGGTTGGTTAGTTCTTTTAATTGTCTTAAATGCTCTGTACTCCAACTTGTTTTATTCATATTCTTATGTTATTTAATTTTGGTTGATAAAAATTATCGTTTATCGATAACTATAGAAAAATAATATAGTAGGCTATGTTACTATAAGTTTTCTTTATAGTTAAACATTACCAAACCTCTACATAGTGGATGCTACGATACGTGAGGCTTGGCTTTGTTATTTCTATCTATATCCTAAAAAACTACATTTGATTTCACCAACTTTAGGACCTTGTCCTAATGGTCTATAATTTGAAGTCTTATATACTAATTCTCCACTACATTGATTCTTAAATGTAACTTTAAAGTTGTAAGTACAACCACTTAAAGCACAACTTCTTCTATAATTCTCTACTCTAATTATCTCATAACATTGTTCTCTACATATATCTGAATCTGATTCACTACAAGAAGAAAATATAATTAGTATTATTAATATTTTAATTGCTTTCATAATTTGTTTATTTATTTGTTATTGACCATTGGTTAGCCATAGCTTTTGCTATCCCTTCAAAAGTCTTACTACTTTCTTTTGCGTTTTTACTAATACCTCTACTAAAACTTTGCCCTCTTTTTTTACCACCTGTATTACTTGGTAAATAAGGCTTGTAATCTTTTATTATTTCAGTAGGTTTTAAAGGCTCTAAATTCTTTAACCATAACAAGGTTCTTTTACTGTAAGGGTGTCCATATTCATAAGGCTGTACAGCTTGCGTGTGTATTGGTAGCCCTACAACTTTTAGTGGCGTAGGATTTTCAACCGCAATATATTTTATAGGAGCGTTAATCATCTTCATAAAAAAATCTTTTGCATCCATAGCCTTTGCTAATCTTTTTTCACATAAGTTACCTGCTGTTGGATACATCCATCTTGCACCTGCTCTACTAAGATAGGTACAGGGTGGGTGTGCTATCATCATATCATACTTACCACTATACGCTTCTTTAATTGCATCACCTATAATATGCCATTCAGGTTTACCACCACTACAAGGTAATAAATCACAACTAAATGCTTCGTGTCCTAACTTTCTAAATTCTTTTGTTATTGCTTGGCTTTCTTCACAAGCTACTAATATTTTCATAATTTATTTATTTGTTAAGTAATAATGTTCTTTTATTTGTTCTACTAAATCTGTTACCATATCTACCCAAGATTCATCCTCTGTAAGTTCATCTTCTTCCATTTCTTCATTAACCAACATACCCAACTCTAAATCTCTAAAGTTATCTATAATGTCTGCGTATAGAAGGTCTATAGGAGAGTTTACTATATCAGTAGCGTTATTGGCAAGTTGTTGAATGTCTAATCTCTCTGCTGATAATAGTCTTTGTGCTATTACTTCTGACGAGATACATACTAATATAAATCTCGTAAATGCTTTGTCTAATTCTTCTTGTTTGTTCATCTTATTGTTTATTTAATTAATTATTATTTATTACCAAGTATCCTCTAACGGACTACTTCCTTCTATTATTTCACATCTATCTTTAGATTTCCATTCCCAAGACTTAACCCTTAGACTAACTAATTCGTATATCTCCTCTCTATTCTCTTTAGCTATACTATCTATTAACTTATCTAACTTATCTTTCTCTCTATCATCTTTCTTATTAAGTATGTGTACTGGCTCATACTTTTCTTTAAAGTCTGAAAAGAACTTGTCGTAATAGTATCTCCAAGTAGGGTTCATTTTATAGTTAGTTTCTAAACCACTAAGAGCGACATAAACAGTAGACCTATCTACCTTGTAACCTAACCTAAACATTATATCCTCTGTTTCGTAATCGTTAAGACCTTTGTGGTGTAATATTTTGTAAAAAATTGCTCTAAGGAAAGGCATAGGGTACTTTCTGGTCTTTTGAAAAGGGTCTGCCTTTAATATATTCTTAAAATGATTGTATTCATACTTAATCTCTGCAAACATCTCTTTACTTAGCTTCATAATACCAATTTAATTTATTATTATTAACTTCTTTATTTAATCTATCTTCTAAAATATCCATTATACTACTAATAAGTTCCGTAGTTAACTTCATCTTCTTCTTACATTGTAAACCTAATGTACCATTCTTGTTTAAAGACAACTCTATGTCATCTGCATTTATGGTTATCTCATACGCTACACCATTAATATACTCAAAGGTAGGTATAGTAGTAGCTATTGTTTCATATAGTCTTAAATCTTTCATTTTACTTGTTTTTAAATTAATACATAGCAAAGATACAATATAAAATGACTTACACAATCTTTTTAACATATTTTAACATATAACTATAAATTTTACTTTTTACGTTATAATAGTATATGGAAGAATTTATTATTAAAATACCTGCAACAAAGAGGGATATAAAACTAAAGGACTGGCAGAAGTTTCAAGACGTTTTAGAAAAAAATAAAGATGTAAAAGATAGTGATGAGTTTATTAACCTAAAAGCACTACAGTTCTTTTGTGGTTTAAATTTAAAGATTATCAATAATATACCTTTAAGTCAATTTCAAGAAGTATTAGACCACTTAGGAGAGATATTAAGTGAGAGAGATGATAGAGTTAATACTTTTAAATTAAGAGGAACTGATGGCGTAGAGGTAGAATTTGGTTTAGTACCTAACTTAGATGAAATGAGTTATGGTGAGTATAAGGATTTAGAGAATTATATCTTCGACTATAAGACTGCTCACAGAGCAATGGCTGTATTGTATAGACCTGTTCAGTATAGGAAAGGAGATACATATCACATACAAAGGTATAAAGGTTCAGACCACTTATCAGACATAATGAAGGATGCACCTTTAGATGTTTACTTAGGTGTAAGGGTTTTTTTTTACAATTTAGCGAAAAAATTGCCTCTTTATACGATGGACTGTACACTTCAACAGTTACAGGAGAACGTGGAGAATCTATCAGACAATCCTTCGGAAAGAAGTGGGGTGGCTACCAAGCAATCTATACACTTGCACAGGGAGATGTTACGAAATTTGATGAAGTTACAACCTTAAACTTACACAAAGCCTTAATGTACTTAGAATACATTAAAGAACTAAACGAAACAGAGAATAAGATTATGAAACAAAATATGAAACGATGAGAGAATTTTATACAGCAGTAGATGCAGTTAAAGATGCTTTAAGAGCAAATAATAGCATAAATACTGTTACTTTTGGGGATTTATCAGATATAGACTTAGATAAGACTACTATATTTCCATTATCTCACATTTTCGTAGAAAGAGTAAGAAATGAGGATAATATGCTAATATTTGACTTCTCTGTTCTGGTTGCTGATATAGTAGATTTTAGCAATGAAGAAACAGAATTTGATGATTTCTTTGGTAATGATAACCTACACGATGTATTAAACACTCAATTAACAGTCATTAATAGCCTTATAACAAGCCTTAGAAGAGGTGATTTATACAGAACACAATATCAACTAGACAACGAACCTATTGCAGAGCCATTTAAAGAGCGTTTTAAGAACCTTTTAGCAGGTTGGGAAGCAACTATATCAATTAGAGTTAAAAACAACGTTACAATCTGTTAAAATGGGTAAATTAAAGGAAGTTTTATCAGATTTAGCTAAAGACTATAAAGAGGCTATACAAAGACTAATAATACAGGAAGAATTAGTTGATAAAGGTGATTTAAAGAACTCTATTAGGTTTGAGGTAACTGATAATGGTTTCTCTATAACATCTGATGAGAAGTATGCTCATTTATTGGGTTCTAATGGTTATTTAAAGAGATGGAGTAGACCACCTGCACAGAAATTAGCAGAGTGGGCGAAAAGAAAGGGTATGCGACCTCTGCTTAGAGATAGTAAAGGTAGGTTTAAGAAAATGACAGATAGAAGTTTTCTTAGTTTAGGTTATGCTTTAGCTAAAAGCATTGATAAGAAAGGTACTGTTAAAAGGTATGGTTATAGAGGTTCAAGAATTATACAAAGAGTTAATCAACAAATGGAAGGTAAACTTGCAGGAGAGATTACAGAAGCGTATAGGTTAGAACTTATAGAAGGAATGAAACAAACATTTGAGTTTGATAATATAAAAATACAATAATGAGTTTAATATTAACAAGAAGTCCATATTTTGTAAGTAGAAAAGACTTAGACAATGATGCTACTCTTAAATTAGAAATAGGTTATTATGAGGATGGGTTTAATTTTTACATAGAAAAAACATATAACCTAGCCTTTAGGAATAATTACTTAATGGATGTATCTCCATTTATAAGGGATTACTTGGGTGATAGGTTTATTTGGTATGGAAGTAGTGGCTACTCTAAATATAATAGAGAGTTATCTAAGTATGTTAGAATTACCGTATCTGGTAGTAAGGTTGGCGTTGCTCAATCAGATGTTATTTCAGAATATTATGCGACTGATGGGTATTTGTACTCTACAGATGATTATAATAAAGATTTTTCAAGTGAATTGAAGGCTAAGGCGTATTATGCAGGTTCTACTGATGTGGTTTACAAGTTAGATGATTCAGATATTGAGATACCTTTAGTAAATACGTTTAACAAGTTAATAGCAGACTCTCCTGTTGCAGATGAAAAAGTTTATATTTTTTACAAAAGAAATGGAATTGTAGTAAATAGAAAAGTTGTTACATTGTCAAATGAATTTAGCTCTAGTGGTGTGTATATAGCTTCGAGTGTAGGGCAAGATGACAATTTAGGGGATACTAATATAGTGTCTTACAGGTACAGAGTATTAGAAGATTCTGGTTTTTATGAAGATAATAAATGTATAAACGATTTTTTTGATAAATTTAAGATTGAAGACTATGATGAAATATTTATATCTAACGAATCAGGAGATACTCATAAATTAACAGTAAGAACAATAGAAGAGTGTAAACATAAACCGTATTTAGTTAGGTTTATTAATAGGTATGGTGTTTATGATAATTTATGGTTTTTTAAGCGTTCAGACAAAAGTATTACTGTAAATAAAGAGGTTTATAGAGGAAATTCTATTGCAATGTATTCTTCTGGTGATGGTATTAAAACGATGAATGACTTTAACGTAAATGGTAAAGAGAAGATAACGCTAAATAGTGGCTTTGTAGATGAAGAAATGAATGAAGCATTTAGACAATTATTATTATCCGAAGAAGTTACCTTATACGACTATAAAGAAAATAAAACTTATAACGTTAATTTAGGTACTTCTGAATTACAATATAAACAACATATAAACGATAAACTAATAAACTACACAATAGAATTTGAATTTGCTCACGAAGTAATAAACAATGTAGGATAATGAGATTAAAAACACAGCTTTATATTGACACTTCTAATAATACTATAGATGGAGAAGCTAATTATGAATTAGTAGATTTCTTTGACTTTGAATCTATAGAAATTACTGAAACTATTAAGAATATACAAGAGTTTGATGTTGTTTTTACGGATTATACAAAAGAATTTGTTGTACCTGCTAATAAAACTAACAACAAGATATTTCAGCACTATTATTCTACATCTCTAATAAATTCATTTGATGCAAGAATTAAGAAAAGAGCAAGAATATTTATTAACGGTATATTCTTTAAGCAAGGTTATATAAGACTAACTGCTGCTAAAATAAAGAATGGTTATCCTTATGCTTACAACCTTACCTTCTTTGGTGCTTTAAGTGGTTTAGGAGATGTTATAGGAGAAGATAAGTTATCTGACTTAGATTATCTAAATAGATTCGACCACGAATTTAACTTATCTAATGTAAGTAGTGGTTTAAAAAAAGGATTGCAGTATAATGGTACTGCTATGGAAGAATTTACTAATATATCAAAAGATATAATATACCCTTTAATATCTGTTCAAAACAAGTGGTTTTATGATGGTAGTGGGGTAACTGCTGATACTGAATTTCAAGAAGGTTTTTCTGTAAATATTTATAAAGACAATAGTGGTGCAGATGCTAATTATGGTCTAAGACACACTCAATTAAAACCTGCAATAAAAGTTGCTCACATATTTAAAGCAATAGACGAAAAGTATGATTCTATAAACATAAAACAAGACTGTTTTGTTTATGGCTCAAAGTTAAATGAATTATATTTACTACTACATAACAAGAAAGGCTCTTTAACACAAGGTATTGGTGGTGAAGAAACATTTTCTAAGACTTTCATAGCGTACGCTAATAATGGTAAAACTGATTTTAATACTTCTGGTGCAGACCAAGAACTACTACCTATAAATACTTACACAAAGTACGTGCAGTTATCGCAAGTAAGACACAGAACTGAAATACAGTTTGATGTAGAAATTATTCAGCCTATAGCTGGAGATGTAGAATACACTATGGAGATATTTGATGGTACTACTCCATTAGTATCCAAAAGAAGTACAAGTTTGTCTGGTGATTCTATTCAGTATGAGTTAAAATCAATAGACTACAAGACTTGGGATATTAGGTTTAGAATAACATCTGATGGTAGTGTTGCTGATTATGATGTAGAAATGACTATAGATGAGTTCTACGAAAGTCGTTCTTATTCTGCATCTATATCTGATAGTGCTTGGAGTAGCAATGATAAAACACATACCTATCAATCAATAGAAGGTGCTTATACTTTTCCACAAAGAGCAGAGATTATGAGGCAAGTACCAGATATGAAAGTAATAGACTTTATGACAGGTATTTTTAAGATGTTTAATTTGGTTGCCAAGGTAGATGACAGTACAGGTGAGATGGATATATTACCTTTAAACGATTACTATCTTTCAGGTCAAGAAAGGGATATAACAAATTATGTAGATACTTTTAATTACGATGTAGAGAGATTGCAGTTATATGGGAATATAAACTTTAATTACGAAGATGCTTCTACTTTTGGGTTAGTTAATCATAATGAAATACAACAAGATAATTTTGGAGATTTAAAATTTGATGCTACAGATAATGGTAAGAATAATAACTTTGTGTTTGATAAAGGTAAATATGATGTAAAAGTTCCTTTTGAGAAACTTTACTTTAGTAGGCTTCGTGATGAGAATAATAAAGATTTAACTAATATCTGTGAGAGTTGGTTAGTTAATGAAGACCAAGAACCAGAAACACCTAAACCTGTATTATTTTTTGGTATAAATACTTCTGTAGATACAAATGTTTACAAGTTTGGATTAAGAGAAGAAACAAGTTTTATAAGCACTTATAACAGAGGTTCTAATAGTAATTCAGATGGTTCTTTAACTATTAACTTTGGCAAAGAAGTAGATGAATATACGTTGCAAGTAAATGAAAATAGTTTATTTGATAACTATTATAGTTCTTACATCTCAAATATGTTTAATAATGAATCAAGAAATCTAAAAATAGAGGGTAGGCTTCCTTTAAGTTTCTTATTTGAATATTCTTTAGCAGACAGATTGATTATAAATGGTGCACCTTACATTATAAATGAAATAACAACTAACTTAAACACTAATAAAAGTCAATTAGACCTAATTACTGCTTTTGATATTAATTTAGAAGATTTTGTTGATGTAACACCACCTGCTGATGTAGTTGGGTTAGCTATAGAAACAACACTTACAGATAGAGTTAGAATGATTTGGAATCAAAATATAGAAACAGACCTTGCAGGGTATAAGGTCTATGTAGATGGTGTATTATACGCTACATTAGGTTTACAAAACAATATAATGATTACAGGATTAAGTCAATCTACAAGTTATGCTATAAAAGTTACAGCTTATGATGAGGCAGGTAATGAAAGTTCATTATCTTCTGCTACAGAGGTTACAGCAACTACTGGTAGTGCATCAGATGTAACTTCACCTACAATACCAACTAACCTAAGAGCAACTTTAATAGGTTCTACAGGATTTACAGTTGCTTGGGATGCTTCAACTGATGATACAGGTGTAACTATGTATAAGGTTTATTTAGATAACGTTTTACAAACACCTTCTGATGCTAATACATTCTACACATTTGGTTTATTATTACCAGATACAGATTATAGTGTAACAGTAGAGGCTTTAGATGCAGCGAATAATGTAAGTGCAAGAAGTGTAAAATTAGAGGTAAAAACATTAGATATAATATGATAAAAGATATAATAGAATTATTAAATAGTAACGATTTTTACGATGTAGCAGATGATGATATTCAGTTTGCTAAAGGTGCGTACAACTTTCCTACAAGTATAAAGAGGTTAAAAGATTACAGAAAAAGACAAAAAGCATTAAGAAATGGCAGATAACAATATTGAAATAAAGATACATTTAGAAGAAGGTGGCTCAACTGCTACTCTAAAAAACTTCAAAGATGAGGTAATAAAATCGGGGGTTTCTTTAAGGGATTTAAGAGGTGAGTTTGGTAACTTTATTGTTCACTCTAAGAAGATGTCTGCTTCTGTAAAACTTACAGGAAAAGAGTTAAAAAACTTAGAGAAAACAGTTGGTGGATTCAAGACAGCTACAGGTGGTGCTACTGCTGCTGCTATGGAATTGGGTAGAGTTGTATCGGATGCACCTTATGGTATTCGTGGTATGGCTAACAACGTTTCTCAGTTAGCATCTCAGATAACCTATATGGCTAACGCAACAGATAAGGCTACAGGAAAGTCTGTTGGTTTTATGGGTGCTATAAAAGGTGTTGGTCGTTCTTTAATGGGTACAACAGGTGTATTGTTGGCTATACAGGCTGTTATTGCAGCAGTAGACTATTTCGCTAATAGGACAGATAATTCTACTGAGAGTTTAAAAAACTTAAACGAAGAGTTAGATAATACTGTTGATAAATTAGACCTTCTTTCTGGTAAGCTTGATTTCCTTGATGATATAGAACTTTTTAGTGCGTTAGGATTGAGTAATGAAGAAGATGCAGAAAATATAAAAAAGTTTTCTGATAATATGAAAGAAACTTTAGCTGTTTTAAATAATGAGTTTCCAGAATTTAAAAAGGCTTATGATGATTTGAGTAAAACTCAAAAAAAAGACCCTTTAGTTATAGGTAAATTAATATTAAAGTATAGGGAATTAATAGACACGAGAAGAGAAATAAATAAACAAGAAGCTGTACTTAAATCACTAAAAGGAAAGACAGGGGAATATGCAGAAACTACCTTAAATAGAGCGACAGAAACATATAAACAGCTACTGCTTCAAAAGATACAGTTAGAGGAAATCTTTAAGGTAAGAAAGAAAAACAATAAGAAGGAAAGGGTAATAAAAGAGCCTAAATCCAAATTAAAAGAAACCTTAAATAAAGAAGCTGAAACTACAAGAGAACATTTGCAGAAACTTCTTTTAATGCAAGAGGAAGACCAGATTAAAAAAGCTAAATTAAAGGTTAAGTTTGATATAGAAAATGCAGAAAGAGAAAAGGAGGTAGCCGTAAAAGAGTTTATTTTTCAAACACGTAAGTATCATAAAGAATTAGAATTATACTTACATCAACAAGTTAAGTTAGGTAAAATAACAAAAGAGCAAGCTGAAAAAAGAATTAAAGAATCAGCAAGTAAAGCCTCTGAAATGTTGAATCAATTAAGACAGACGTATGATGCAAGAATAAGTTATTTAAAAGCAGTAGGTAACGAGGAAATATCACAAGCTGTAAATAAAGAGGCTCTAAAATCATCTAAACAGATTCAAGAGATACAAAAGTATTTAGATAAGAAAGTACAACTTCACGAGAAGGAGTTGCAACTTGATATGGCTTTTTACAACAAACAAGAGGCGATAGCAAATTCTGCTAAAAAGATAGCAGATACTAAGGCTAAGGCTATGCAAGGTTACATAGAAGCCTTAAGGGTAGCTTTAGATGGTGTTTCTTCTTTTGTACAAGCAGAAGCAGATAGAGAAGTTACTGCTGTAGAGAATAAAAATAATGCTTTAAATGAAGAATTAAATAATAGGTTGCTTAATGAAAACCTATCTGTAAAAGAAAGAAAGAAAATACAAAACGAGATAGCAAGGAATGACGAGGAAGCAAGAAAGAAGCAAAATGCTATAAAGAAAAAAGCATTTGAAGCACAGAAAGCATATAACATAGCTAATGCAGTTATAAACACTTACGCAGGTGCTACAAGAGCCTTAAGTGAATATCCTGCACCTGCAAGTTTTGTTCTTGCAGCAGCAACTATTGCATCTGGTTTATTGCAAGTAGCGACAATATCAAGACAAAAATTCCAACCAGAAGCAGCATCTACACCAATAAGAACATCAGGCGGTGGTGGTGCAGGTGGTGGAGTAGGTAACAGAACCTTTGACTTCAATTTAGTTGGTAGTAGTCAAGGAAACCAAGTAGCAGAAGCAGTACAAGGTCAATTCGATAAACCTATTAAAGCGTATGTAGTTTCTAAAGACATAACTAATCAACAACAGTTAGATGCTAACACTAAATCATCAGCAAGGTTTGGTGGTTAAAAACAATATAATATAATAAATAAAACGTTACAATAATATGGAGAACTTGCAAACAATTGAACTATTTATAGACGAAGAAAATAGAGAAGATGGAATATACGCTATTTCATTAGTGGAATTTCCTGCTATAGAGGAAAACTTTGTAGCACTTAGCCAACACAAGGTAGAGTTTAAAACCTTAGACGAAGACAAGAGAGTAGTTGTAGGTTTAGCTTTAGTACCAGACAAGAAGATTTACAGACGTAAAAAAGATTATGAGTATAACATAACATTTTCTAAAGATACTGTTAGAAAGGCGTCTGAATTATACTTAAAGTCTTTAAGAAACAATAATACAACTTTAGAACACCAAACATTAACAAGTGGTGTATCTGTTATAGAATCTTGGATAGTTGAAGATGAGAGAATGGATAAGTCTAACATCTATGGTTTAAATGCTAAAGAAGGTTCTTGGGTGGTAACTATGAAAGTAGATAATGATGCAGTATGGCAAGACATTAAAGATAAAAAGTATTTAGGACTTTCTATTGAAGGTATATTTTCTGATAAGGTTGAGATGAGTAAAGATGAAATGACTGATGAGGAAAAGTTAAATAAGATAATAGAAATTATAAAGCAAGAATAAGTAAATTAAAACAAATAGATAATGAGTAGATTAATAGTTCGTAGAGGTTTAGACTTTCAATTACCTAACATCTTTACAATAGAGGCAAGTAATGAAATGAAATTAGCAACAGGTTTAGATAATATTATTTTTACAGTAAATAAAGATGGTTCTAATTCTGTAAATGTAGAATTAAACTTTTTGTTTGATATTCCTGCATCTCAATTTGCTAATACAACAGAATGGATTAAAGTATCAGGAGATACTAAACAACTAACATCAGATTTACCTGCTGCTGTTGATACACAAATATCAGACGTTTGGTTTTTTATAAACGAAGATGAATTATTTGAATTTGAAAGAGCATTATTTGCAGATGTTTCGTTAGAACTAAAACTTAAATAAAGTTAATATAAATGCTAAAACAAGCAGAGTATTGTCGTTGTCTTAACACGTATACAAGAACAAAGTGTAAGAAAAAGAAGTGTAAACAACACCCTATATGGAAGCAAGGTATTGGAAAAATACAGAAAACAGACTAATATGCTTATAGGTATTTATAAAATAACATCACCAACAAACAGAATTTATATAGGTCAAAGTAGAAATATAAAAAAAAGACTATCAAACTATAAGCAGAATTGGTTTTTAGAGTCTGGCAGACAACCTAGGCTGAGAAATTCATTAAAAAAATATGGTGCAGATGCTCATAAATTTGAAATAATTGAAATATGTAATGTTAATGAGTTAGATATTAAGGAGAGATTTTATCAAGAAAAATATGACGTCTTATCTAAAAGTGGATTAAATTGTGTTTTAATATCTGACGAAAACAAACCTCACATTAGGTCTAGTGAAACTAGGGAGAAAATATCAAAATCAAATAAAGGTAAGGTTCACTCAGAGCTAACTAAAAAAAAGATTAGCGAAGCATTAAAAGGTAGAGTTCAGTCAAATGAAGTTAAAAAGAAAAGAGGAGATTCTTTAAAAGGTTACAAGCATTCAATTGATTTCTGCAAAAGTATCTCCGAAAGAATGAAAGGTTGCTTAAATCATCAATCTAAAATAGTTTTAAACACAGAAACAGGAATATTCTACGATTCAATAACTGAATGTGCTAAATCATTAAATATAAAGCCAAAAGCATTGTCAGCTATGTTGAACGGATGGGCGAAAAAGAAAGTAAACGTGGAGTTTGTCTAACACAAAAGGTACTACAGAAGAATAAAAACGATATAATAAAAAAGTAACAACGTTATATAATTATAAAACAGATTAATACAATGAAGAATCAAGAATTAAACACTTTAGACAAAATTAAGGAAGTCTTAGGTCTTTCTGTAGAGAAAGAGACTAAAGAAATTGAAGTTAAAGATGAAGTTGTTTTAAACGAAGATGTGAAGCAAGAAGAGCCTAAACAAGAAGAAGTTAAGGTTGAAGTAAAATACGCTACACAGGAAGAACTTGCACAAGTTGAAAGTAAGTTTATGAATATGTTTAAAGCATTTTTAGAAGAAGCTAAAAAAGAAGTTAAAGAAGTGCCACAAGAATTAGCATCTCAAAAAGAAGAGGTTAAGGAAGAGGTAGAATTAAGTGAGGTTAAGGAGATTGTACATTCTCCAGAAAATGTAGTAGAAAAGAAAGAAGTTAAATTTAGTAAACCTTTCGCATCTATGACACCTCAAGAAAGAATTTATCAAATGTTGAATAATAAATAAAAATAAGAAATGGCAACAACTACAAGTATAACAACTACTTATGCAGGGGAATCGAAGAATCAAATTATCTCTGCAGCTTTATTAGCAGGAAACACCCTTGCTCAAGACGCAATCACTTTTAAACCTAATATCGTAGGTAAAGAGGTTGTAAGAAGATTAGAAACTGATGGATTAATTAAAGGTGCTACCTGTGATTTTTCAGATACATCTACAATTACATCTACAGAAAGAATTATTGAACCTAAAGAGTTTCAAGTAAACTTAGAGTTATGTAAGACTGATTGGTTTAATGATTGGAATGGATATCAAATGGGGGGTTCTGCTCACAGAAATATGCCTTCTACTATTCAAGAGTACATCTTACAGTATGTAGCTGCTAAAGTAGCACAAACTAACGAGAACTCTATTTGGTCTGGTGTTGACGGTGCAGATAACTATGATGGCTTCGCTACTTTATTAGCTGCTGATGCTAACTTACCTGCTGCAAACGAAGTAACAGGAACTAATGTAACTGCTGCTAACGTTATCGACGAAATGGGTAAGGTATATGCAGCTATTCCAAAAGCATTATTTGGTTCACCAGAACTTTCTTTATATGTTTCACAAGATGTTTATAAGTCTTATGCAATCGCTTTAGGTGGTTTTGCATCACAAGGTCAAGGTGCTAATGGTATCAATGCACAAGGTTTAAACCAAGCGTTTTCTGGATTACAGTTTGCAGGCGTAAACATATTTATGGCAAACGGATTACCTGCTAACACTATGATTTTAGCTGAAAAGTCTAACTTATGGTTTGGTACTTCTATCGCTTCTGACTGGAATGAGGTGAGATTATTAGATATGGCTGACTTAGATGGCTCTAAGAATGTAAGAGTAATTATGAGATTCTTAGCAGGCGTTCAGTACGGAGTTGCTGAAGACATCGTAACTTACGGAATCGTAAACAGTGCTAACTAATAATTAATAATAAAGGGAGATTAATTTCTCCCTTTTAATTATTTTTACTATATTTGCACTTATGGGATTAATTTATAAAATAACCAACCCAATGAACGAGGTTTATGTGGGTAGTACAAAGAGAAAGGATATAAGTAACCGAAAAGGGGAACATAAGTATCAAGCAAAAAAAGGTAAGATTAGTTTAGTTTATAATAGCTTTAGAAAATACGGATTTGATAATCACGATTTTGAGATTATTACAGAGGTAAGTGAACAGGATAGGATAGAGCTGGAACACTTTATTATACAAGAGTTTGAGCCATCTTTAAATATGGTTAGTAATCATAACAACACTGCTCAAGGTAAAATTTGGGTAAACAATGGTCAGAAAGAATTTCAGATTCTACCAAAATTCTTTAATGACTACAAAAATATAAAAAAGGGTAGATTAATTAAAAAACAATAAAACAATGCCGTGTGATATATCAAGAGGTAGATTAGAACCTTGTAAAGACAAAGTAGGTGGTGTTAATAAAGTGTATTTTGTAAACAATGGCGATTTAGGTGATGTTACGTATGATACAACAGATACCGATGTAATTGCTACTGTTACGGGAACACCATCTGCTTACGAATTTGAAGTAAGAGGTGCATCTTCTTACACAGAAACACCTACATCAAGTAGAGAAAACGGAACAACATACTTTGAACAAGTATTAGAGTTACAATTACCACAATTAAGTAAAGAAGACCATAAGACAATTAAACTATTGTCTTACGGACATCCTCACGTTATCATTGAAGATAACAACGGAAACTTGCTTTTAGCAGGATTAGAGTACGGAATGGATGTTACAGGTGGTTCTATTGCTACAGGTAGTGGTATGGGAGAATTTAACGGTTATACATTAACCTTTACAGGAATGGAAAAAGTACCTGCAAACTTTTTAGCAGACACATTATCAGCAGTTGGATTTACTGTTGTACCTGGTGCATAAAGATTTCTTTTACTTCCAATTTGATTAACCCTTGTATTGATTTACAGGGGTTTTTCTATTTAAGACGAACTAAAAAAATTATATTTCGTTATATTATTAGATAGTGTAAAAAATGAAGATAGTACAACCTATTACATCTGAACAAGAGATACTTATTATTCCAAGAGAAAGTTTAGATTATTCTAACTTAGACTTTAAGGGTAGAGTTATATCTGATGGTGGAACTATAAGTAATTCTTCTTGTGTTTCTACTGCACTTGCAGAGCATAATGATGTTGATATGATTATCAAGAAAGATGGACAAAATACTACTGAAACTATAAGTAACTTAGTTGTAACTGAATTAAGTAATTATTTTAAGGTATCATTTTCATCTACAATATTAGAGGAAGGTTTTGGGTATTCTATAACATTAACTAAAGGTGGTAGTTTATTCTACAGAGATAAACTTTATGTTACATCTCAAACAGACTTTACAACAAAGCATAAACAATCTCAAAATAAATATAAAGAGGTTGTAGACGATAATACTTACGTGATATAATATGAGCGATAAAAAAGAATTTAAAAATAACGTTAGATTTCTAAGTCTATCATCTTATCAGACACCAATAATCAAAGAGGAATATAATGATGATTATGTTTGCTTTGGTGAGGATAACGATTACTTTGATAGAGTTTGTGATTTATACCTAAACAGCCCTACTAATGCTACCTGTATTAATGGTATATCTGATATGATTTTTGGTAAAGGGTTAGAATCTCTAAATTCTGATGACTTTCCAGAGCAATATGTAAAAATGAAGTCTTTACTTAAGCCTGCTGAAATAAAGAAATTAGTTAAAGATTATTACTTATTAGGTCAAGGTGCTTTACAGATAACATACAACACAGGTAAAACTAAGATATTAAAGGTTTCTCATTTTCCAATGGAAACATTGAGAGCAAATAAAGCACAAGAAGGTATCATAAAAAAATGGCACTATCATCCTAATTGGAGTAACAAAAAGAAAGGAGACAAAACAAAACCAATACCTTCATTTGGGTTTGGTAGTGCTAAAGAATTAAATGAATTATATATCTTTAAACCTTATAAACCTAAATTCTATTATTATGCACCTACAGAGTATCATTCTTGCTTACAGTATGCTGAATTAGAAGGTGAAGTAAGTGAATACCATATAAGTAATATTCAGAATGGTTTAGCACCAAGTCTATTTATCAACTTTAATAATGGTGTACCAGACGACCAAACTCAACAGTTAATAGAGAATAAGATTAACGAAAAGTTTAGTGGTACTTCTAATAGTGGTAAAGCTATGATTGCTTTTAATGACGATAAGGAAAGTCAAGCTACCATAGAGCCTATACATTTACCAGATGCACACGCACAATATCAGTTCTTATCTGATGAAGCAAGAGAGAAGATAATGTTAGGTCATAAGATTGTATCACCTATATTATTAGGTATTAAAGATAATACAGGGTTTGGTAACAATGCAGAGGAATTAAGAACTGCATCTGTATTAATGGATAAAGTAGTTATAAGACCAAGACAAGATGAAATCCTTAATGGACTTAAAGAAATATTATCTTTTAATAACATTCATCAAGACTTATATTTTGTAACATTACAACCTATAGAGTTTACTGCATCTGAAAATATAGCTACAAATATACGTAGAGAAGAAGAAACAGGAGAGAAGTTATCGAGTGATAAAGAACAAGAAGACTTTTCTGATGAAGAAGGAGAAAACCTAATAGACCAATTAGAAGGCTTAGGAGAGGTTTTAAGCGACGATTGGGAGATGGTCTATAGTGAAGTATACAAAGACGAGAAAGAAGAGCTTAAAATGGCTGAAATCAAGTATAAAGATGGTAAGAGTAAAGAAGATAATGAAGTCTATAAAATTCGTTATGCTTATATGCCTGTACGCAATAGCAGTAAGAGTAGAAACTTTTGTAGGAAAATGGAAAGCTTAACAGCTAATAAAGTTGTATTTAGAAAGGAAGATATTAATATGATGTCTTTTAGAGGTGTTAATAAAGAGTTAGGACATAAAGGAAGAAACTATAGTTTACTAAAGTTCAAAGGTGGTAAAAACTGCCATCATTACTGGGAGTTACAGGTTTACAGAAAGAAGAGTGGTAAGAAGGTAGATTCAGAGGCAGCCTATGATAAAGGGTTAACTGAACCTAACAATCCTAATGAAATGCCTGTTAGACCTGTGGATATGCCTAATAGAGGTGGTATGTTAAGTAAAATAAGAAAAACATTTGGCTATGAGTAAAGCGTTATTTATATCAGTTAAAGATTTAAAAGATAAGTCTATTATTAATGGTAATGTAGATGCTGATAAGATAATACATTTTATTGAGATAGCACAAGACATTTATATACATCAGTATTTAGGTACGTCTTTATATGACAAGTTACAGGCGTTAATTATAGCAGACACCTTAGATGATGTAGGTAATGCTAATTATAAGCTATTAAGAGATAACTATATTAAACCTTGTATGATTTGGTTTACACATATAGAGTATTTACCAGAATCTTTATTTACTATAGATAATAGTGGATTAACAAGACACAGGGGAGAGAATGAAGATGCTATAGACTTTTCAGAGGTTGATAGGTTAGTAGATAAAGCAAGAGCAAGAGCAGACTTTTACACACAGAGAATGGTAGATTACCTATGTAATAACTCTAACTTGTTTCCAGAATACTTAAACAATTCAAACGAAGATTTAAGACCTAATAGAGATAATAATAATTTTTCAAGTATAGTAATCTAATGGATAAGAAGAGAGATAGAAAGAAGGTTGGAAGTTATAAAGTAAAGGACAAGAACGTTATAAACCTAAATAAGTTTTACAAGGAAAAGATTAAAGAATGGCAACAAACACAATAAATTGGGGTAAAATATATGAATCTACTTGGTGGGGTATAGGTGTTAATTCTAACACTATATCTTGGGGTAAATCTTATGAAGAGTTAGCAGGGTTTTCTGAATTAGTACAAAGGTTTGTATCAAGAGTAGAAACAGATAGTGGAGTAGTTGAAAGTGAAAATTGTGTAAATAACGTAGACTTTAAAAATAATAATTGGGATTACTATTTCAGAGTTATAGATGATAGTGGAGTAGTAGAAAGTTTAGAATGTATAAATAATATTTAATAAAAATAAAAATGTCAAAAATTCCGAGCATATGTATGATACCTTCAGGGTATAAAGCAAACAAAGTGTATAGTGTATTACCTACAAATGGTGATGCAGATTTAGCAACAACAAGAGCATCAACAGCAACAAGGGTTAATGAAATAGGTTTAATAGAAGAAGTAGCTTCTAATGTACCAAGATTAGATTATTCTGATGGTGGATGCCCTGCTCAATTATTAGAGCCTGAATCAAGAAATTTATTTACGCATTCAGAAGATTTTAGCACTTACTTAGTTTCTCCTACACAAACAACTAATTCGACTGTTGGAATTAATGGGATTTCTGTAAACTCTTATTATGGTGCAACTACTTCTTCAACAATTACTGTTTTAACAGATACATACTATACTGTAAGTATCTATGCTAAAAAAAATAATTGGGGTTTTATACAAATACGAACATCAAATTTTGATGCAGGTAGTAATGCAAGGACTTGGTTTGATTTAGAGAATGGCATTGTAGGCTCAACCGACACACCTGCTAATCACATCAATCAAACTATTAAGTCATTTGGTAACGGATGGTACAGATGTAGTATTACTTTCAAATCGGTAACAGATTTGAACGGTAATGTTACTTTCTCTGTAAATGAATCAGACACAAGTTTAATAAATGGTTCTTCATCATCTGAAGATTTATTTTTCGATGCAGCACAATTAGAAGAACAATCTTACGCAACAAGCTATATACCAACAAGTGGTGCAACTGCAACAAGAGTAGCAGAAACATTAAGTAAGACTGGCTTAAGTAATTATATTAATAGTAGTGAGGGTGTTTTTTATTTTGAGGGTAGTTTTTTATCAAATTCTGATACTTCTTTAATAGAACTTAATGACAACAGTAGTAATAATAGAGTTTCTATTTATACAGAAAGTGGTTTGTTGAACGCTAATTGCTTTAATGGAGTAAGCAACACTATATCTTTTGCAGGTAATCCAACTGAAAACAACAAATTAGCTATTAAATACTCAATTAATGATTTAAGATTTTTTATAAACGGGACTTTAGTTGGAACAGATAATACATTTTCAGGTTTTACATCTGATTTATCTGCAATTTATTTTTCTTTGTCGAGTGGATTAATTCCATTTAGGGGAAAAATAAAAGACTTAAGAGTGTACAATGAAGCATTAACAGACGCAGAATTACAAAAATTAACAAGCTAATAAATAAATTATGAAAATAAACATTGGAAAATACGCTTTTGATAGCAAAGAACAAGCACAAACTAAAATTAAAGGTTTAGGCGTAGAAACAGATGAAAATGGTAATGAATATCCAACACATAAACACACTATCGTACATTTAGGGCATATAGTAGAACAACAAGGGCAATATGATGAAGATGGTAATGAAGTAGTTGCACCTGTGTTATCTTCTAAATATCACGTTGATGTTTTATGGAAAGGTATTGATGACCATCCTTATGGTTGGAAGTCTTATGCAGCTAATGTAATTGGAAATGGAGTGCATTCATTTTTAGGCTTAAATTATGATTCATATAAAATAGACTAATGATAGAGTTAATAAAGAAAATATTAACACACCAAGATAGAATAGCAGTTGATAAATTAAGACACTTTTATAGTGGTACATTAGGCTTTGCTTTATTCTGTATATTAATAAATCCTATTTGGGCATCAGTTATTGTAGTTGGTGCAGGAGTGTTTAAAGAATTATATGATGTAATTACAGATAAAGGTAAAGGAGAGGTTTTAGATGGCTTCTTTACTTCTCTGCCTGTTATATTATATTGGTTAGTAGTAATATTTTAAAATGATGCACGTTGAGTGCTAATGAAGTATGAATAAATATATGTTGTTATTAGAGGCGATTAATAAGACAAAATGGTGGATAATCTTACTATTGTTTTTAGGTTTTATAATTAATAGTTTTAAGACAGAAATACAATATCTTGTAGAATATAAGTTATTAAACAAAGATGTTATAATAGAAAGGTTAGATGGAGATGTATTAATTGAAGATGCATTGTATGATTTGATGAACAAAACAGGTGCAGATAGAGCATATATTTTTAGGTTTCATAATGGAGTAAACTATTACAATGGAAAACATAAATCTAAAATGTCTAATGATTTTGAAGTAACAAGAGCAGGAATAAGTAGTGAAGCACAAAGATTACAAGATGTACCTGTTGGTTTATACGCTAAATGGATTAAAGATGTAATTAATTACAGAATGATGCACCCTGATGTTAATGAAATAAAAGATGTTAGAACAAGGTTAGAGTTACAAAGGCAAGGAATTAATGCTATTGGAGTAGTGCCTTATTACAGAAAAGGTAAAATATTAGCTTTAATAGGAGTTGACTATGTAAGACCATTAGATAGTGTAAAGTATCACAAATACTTAAAAGACCCTAAAGGAGGTTTAGAAAGGTTTAAAGTAAGTGCAAACGAAATTGGAAATTTATTAAGATAAAAAGCTATGAAACAAATAGTATTTAAAAATGGATACACCTTTGATATTACTAAAGAAGCAGCGAACACTTTAAAAAATGAAATAATAAGAGGTTGTAGTAAAAATCAAGTTCTTGTTAGAGGTAATAATGAATTAGATTTTATGATAAACATTGATGAAGTGATTTTGATAAAAGATATTTAATTTATTAAGATAAGCTATGAATGAACAAGATATAAAATTAGCTATTTTAAACATATTGAGCTTTATTTTAAGTTTCTCTAATGTTGAAATGACACTAAAAATAATATTACTTATTGTTTCAATAACGTACACCTTAATAAAAATCAATCAATCTCTAAAAAATAATAAAAAAGATAAGCTATGACTCGTTATTTTAAAGAATTAGATAATTTAGATAAGATGGATAAAACTTTCTTATTAAGATTAGATGAAGCAAGAGAAAGAGCAGGAATACCATTTATAATTAATTCAGCATATAGAACACCTGAACATAATGCTAAAATAGGTGGTAAGCCTAATTCAAGCCATTTAAAAGGACTTGCAGTAGATATTAGTGTTACTAATAGTAGACAACGTTTTGTTATATTAGAATCTCTTATAAAGGTTGGTTTTAATAGAATAGGTATTGCAGATACATTTATTCACGTAGATTTAGATAAAGAGAAATCTGAAAAAGTTGTTTGGACTTATTAACGAGTGTAAATTATACGTCTATACATACAATAAGTGTAAAAAAGCTAACATTATACGCTTATACATATAATAAAGATAGAAAAAACTAACATTAATATCGCATATCGCAATACACAATAAAATGGAAAACAATAACCCTAAATTAAGAAAAAATGGTGGTAAAGGAACTTTCTTTGGTAACTTATGGAGAAGTGTTGTAAAAAACAATATTCCTTTAGGTGATACTATTATTGATGCTATTGACAAGAAAGATGTTGGTAAAATATTTGAATCTATTACTAATGATGTTCAATTAACAGAAGAACAAAAAGAAATACTATTAGCTAACTTAAAACAAGACGTTACTGAAATGGAAGAAGTAACAAAACGTTGGCAATCTGATATGTTATCTGATAGTTGGTGGAGTAAGAATATAAGACCTTTAAGCCTTGCTTTTTTAACTTTAGCATTATTCCTATATATTATATTAGATAGTTCATTAGAAGGCTTTAAAATAAACGAAGCGTGGATAGATTTATTGTCTTCTTTATTATTATTAGTCTATGGAGGTTATTATGGTGCAAGAGCAGTTGAAAAAGTAACTCACATCAAAAATAATAGAAATATGAAGTAAAAAAAATAATCAAATTATGAAGTCAGAAGAAATAAAGCCTAATGATGGTAGAAAGAATAACAGTAGAAAGAAATCTATACCTTTAAGTAAAGTACCAGATAGAGATAGGAGTAATGTTCCTGCAAAGAATTACGCTAAGAAGAAGAGAACTAAACAGTATGCTAAGAAAGCGTTAAAGAATGTTTTTGGTAGTGAAGTTAATGCTTTTGAAGAAGTAGCTAAGAGAGCAAAGAAAACAGGTAATTACAATATGTATAAGATGTTGTTTGACTATGCTTATGATGATGAAAAAGATGTTAAACCTGTTGCTAATAATGCACCTGTAATTAATTTCTTTGGTAATAGTAATCCTAAGTTAGAAGAAAAGACTATTGATGTAGAACATAAAGACGTTGATGATGAAGAATCTTAGTATTCACGAAAAGTATCAGCCATTATTTAATAGTGATAGTAGGTATTATATCGTAACAGGTGGTCGTGGTTCGGGAAAGTCTTTTGGTGTTGCTTTAAGATTGTTAATGCTTACTTATGAAACAGGTCATAAAGTATTATTTACACGATATACAATGACTTCTGCACATACTTCTATTATACCAGAGTTTGTTGAAAAGATAGATTTATTAGGTAAGAACAAAGACTTTAGGATTACTAAAGATGAAATAATGAATCTAACAACAGGTTCTTCTATTATATTTAAAGGTATTAGAACAAGTAGTGGTAACCAAACAGCAGCACTTAAATCACTTAATGGTATTACTACCTTTGTAGTAGATGAGGCAGAAGAGTTAGATGATGAAGAAACTTTTGATAAAATAGACTTATCTGTAAGAGCAATAACTAAACAAAACAGAGTTATATTAATACTAAACCCTGCAACTAAAGAGCATTGGATATACAAAAGGTTTTTTAGAGATGCTTTAGTTAAAGATGGTAGTAATTTAACAAAGAAAGGTGTTACTTACATACACACTACTTATAAAGACAATAAATCTAATTTACCAGAATCTTTCTTACAGACTATTTATAAGACTAAAAGAAATAATCCAAGTAAATACTTACACCAAATATTAGGTGGTTGGAAAGAGCGTGCAGAAGGGGTTATTATAAAGAACTGGAGAACAGGCGTTTTTATGGATAGAGAGTTAATGTGCTATGGGCAAGATTTTGGTTTTAGTTTAGATGATACAACGTTAGTTAAAGTTTCTGTAGATGTACCTAATAGACAGTTATGGGTAAAGCAATGTTATAATAAACCTAACTTATCTACAAGTGAAATTATAAGACTAAACAAGGCTTATGCTAAATCTGATTTAATTATTTGTGATAACTCTGAACCAAGATTAATTAGAGAACTAAAGAATAGTGGTTTAAATATGAAGCCTACTGTTAAAAAGACTGGTAGTATATTAAGTGGTATAGCTTTAATACAAGACTATGAATGGATTATAGATAAAGATAGTATTGATGTTATTAAAGAAGTAAACAATTACGCTTGGAAGGATAAAAACACAGTTCCTATTGACAAATTTAACCACTACATTGACGCTATAAGATACGCTATGCAGTTTCTTGTTCAGGGCAAAAGTTCAGGTGTATACCATATTAAATAGTATTTAAATTATTTTTTGTATATTTGCTTTATGAAAAAATTATGTAAATATTGTGGCGAAGAGAAACCTATTACTCAGTTCAATAAAAAGAAAAATGGGAAGTACGGTGTGTCGTCTAAGTGTAAACCTTGCTTTAGTGAATATTATAAGTCCTACTACAACAAAAACAAGAAATCTAAAATTAATTCAGTAAAAAACTACTACAACAATAACAAGGATTCAGTTTTAAAATATAAGAAGGAGTATTATGTTGAAAATAGGGAGCTTCTTATTAGAAAAGCATCAGATAGAAAAGAATTTAAGAGAAAGACAAGTGGGTTTCATAGGATGAAGTATAATCTTAGAAAAAGAACATCTTCGGCTTTTAAGGTTAATTACTGGACTAAAAAAAGTAGTAATTCTAAAATGCTTGGGTGTTCCTATAATGAAGCTAAATCTTACTTAGAAAGTAAGTTTGTTGATGGAATGAATTGGGATAACTATGGAGAATGGCATATAGACCATATAAAACCTTTATGTTCTGCTGAAACTAAAGAAGATTTGATAAAACTATGTCACTACACTAATTTACAGCCTTTATGGGCAAAAGATAATTTATCTAAAGGTGGTAAATATTAGATAGCTAAGTGAAACCCTCTCAAAAAGGGTTGAACGTATTAAACTTTTCTTAAACACTAAAAAAATAAATATATCTCTTTTTTTTAAATAGCACCTTTTCCAATTCCACTTTGCGTTATCAATCACTTGACGACCCTCTTTGGGGAGGTCGTCTGCGTTAGACTACTTAATAGTAGTTCTAAAACAAAAATAAGCAAATTTAAACCAAAAGTTTTATTTATGCAAGACTTATTTTAAAAAGTTATTAACAATATTTCTATGTTATTAACAATCTTGTTTATTAAATTATTTTTATTATATTTGCATTATAAAATTAATAATTATGATAGCAACATTAAGAAAACTTACAAGAAAGTCTACGTTAAAAGTAGGTAAACACAAAGACCTTACAGTACAAAGAGTATTGGATTTAGGCAAGAAGAAGGATTTAGTATATTTATACTTTAATACGTCTAATATGACGTTTATGGATGATATATTAGATGAACTTAGGATAACAGAGGAATTTAGAATAAGTAAACCAAGTAAGAGTAGAAGTGCTTATAATAACTTTCTTAATGAATCTTATTACTACACTAATAAAAACAACAGAGGTTATGGTTCAGATAAACTGATTAAAAGAAAAGAAACTCTTAGCAAGTCTGTGTTAAAGTTTAAAAATCAGAAATTTATTTAAAATAATTGTAGATAATTAAAATATTTTTTGTATATTGCGACAAATTAAATCAATTAAAATATGCCAATTAATAGTAGAAATAAAGGAAATAAATACGAAAGAGATATAGCTAAGGAGTTTAGAGATATGGGATTTGTTGATTGCAAGACCTCCAGATATGAGAGTAAGATGCTTGATGATATGAAAGTAGACTTAACCAATACAGGCATCTTTAACGTACAACTAAAGCACGTTGAGAAATTAGGTACTTATCATAAGATATTAGATTCAATGCCTAAAGACAATAACTACAACGTTATATTCCATAAAAGAAATAGATTAGGTGAAGTAGTTGTTATGACGAAAGAAGATTTTTATGATATATTACAAATGTTAATTAATACAGATATAGTAAATGTTAGATAAGGTAGCTAAATTACACAGTCTTTGGATTAAATGTTGCATTAACTTTGGTTGCAATTATCAAGACGCACAGGATATAGTACAGGAGATGTACTTAAAGATTTCTAAAATAGAGAATAAGGATAAGTTTAAATATGGTGAAGATGGTATAAATAAATACTATATTTATATGACTTTAAAAAACTTGTTTATAGACATTAAGAGAAAGAAACTATTAGCTGATTCTTTATTGCTTAATGATGAATTAGATTTACCAGAAGATGTTAATTACGACTATGCAAGAGATACAGCATTAGAGGACATTATCAATGATATAAGAAAGGATTTATCTAAGAAAGACCAATTTGTACAAAAGTTATTTGAATTGTATTATAGAGTACCTATTAATAGTAATGTATCTTATTTCTCTAAAGAAAAGCTATCTCAACAGAAGATATCTGATGACGCTAATGTAACAAAGTATTCTGTATCTGAGAAGTTAAAGAAACTAAAGAAGGAATTAAGAGAAAAATACAAGGAAAATATAGAGGACTTTTTCAATGGCGATTATGATAAACTGTAAAGAAGTTAGAGATTGCTGGATTAATGGTATATTTATATCACCAACAGCAATTAACAGTATGCAAGACGTAAGAATAGATGTTTACAACATAGAGAACGGAAGGCTGGTAACAAGAAGAAAAGGTACTACAATCTTTAAGCAAAAGACTAAGAAAGAGAAAGAAAAGATTTACGAAACAATATTAGAAGCATATAAACATTATTATAACAAATTATGAAAAAAGACAAGTATTACAAAGATTTAGAAGAAAAAGGTTATTACGATAGTATAGACAAGCGTTCTAAAGACTACAGAGAGTATAAGGAATGGAAAGCTAAATTCCAAGAGAAAGAAGAGGTAGGTTTAGGTGATGTAGTAGAGAAGATTACTAAAGCTACTGGTATTAAGAAAGTTGTAGAAGCTGTTACAGAAGTGTTAGATGCTGATTGTGGATGCGAAGAACGTAAAGAAAAGTTAAACAAATATACTGCTTGGGGTAGAAGAAGGTTAAACTGTATCTCTGAAGAAGATTATAACTGGTATGTTTCAGGGAACATTAAGAAAAAGTCCAGATGGAAGTTTAATGAGGTAGAAAGATTAGTTTCTGTTTACAATAGTATATTTAATACTAAAATAAAACCAAGTAGTTGTTCTTCTTGTATAAAAAGCTACCAAGAGAACTTAAATAAGTACATAGAAATTTATAACAGTTAAGATAATGTATCATAAAAGTAAAAGATTAACAAAAAAAGCTAATGAGATTTTTGGTGGTATAGTTAAAAATGCTTACATTAGTTTGTCTGATATATCAGAAATAGAGGATAGAGATATACTTATTTTTACAGTTGAGAAAAATTGTGATACAATTACAGATATTGAAAGTAGATGTGGCAGAAGTGAAGATAGTTTTGAAGTAGAAGGCGACACGATTGCCTTACAATTCTTTAATGATTCTCTTGTTGAATTTCACGTTAGCGAATGGCTAACAATTAGTTCTATAAAATTAAAAAAAATAAAGAAAGGAGGTAAGTTATCAGACTAATATTAGATGCAGATAGTTTAATTTATTCAGCTTGTTTTAATGTAGAAACATTAGATGAGGCTAAGAATAAGTTTGATAACTATTTAGGCTATGTTTTAAAGGATTTAAGCGACATTTGTGAGTTCGATGATATTTGGATATGCAATGGCTCTAAAAATAACTTTAGAGTGGCTTTAAATAAGCAATACAAGGCTAATAGAACACAAGAAAGACCTGCATTTTTGTCAGATTTACATAATCACGTAAAAAAAGAGTTTAATTCTTATTGGGTTGATGGTTATGAAACAGATGATGTTGTTGCTACCTTATGGAAACAATCTTGCGATGAATTAGGTGAGAATAATGTAATTATCGCTGCTAATGATAAAGACTACAAGCAATTTCCTTGTTGGTTTTTTGATACTTACTACTCCAGAAGAGAGTTGGTTAAGATAGAAGATTTTGAGGCTAAGTATAACTTTTATCATCAAATGATAATGGGAGATACTGCTGATAATGTAAAATACTTTAAAGGTTATGGTAAAGCTAAAGCACATAAAATACTTAAAGGTGCTAAAACAGAGTTTGCTTTAATCAGAAGAGTTTATAGTTT